TATCGGACACAGACCGCCTTGCAGACCAGCCAGACGACCTCCGTACTTCCAGGTACGTCAAGCTATGGTAACCTTGGCATCGCTGCTGGGACATCGGCTTATGGGCAAACTGCCGCTTCTACGGCGCACACCATGGTCCCCATGGGCGGATCGACGGCTTTCGGGATCCCAGGTGCGTCCAGTCAGGGTGCGGTGCCCTCTGTGGCTCAGCCGACGCAAGCAGCGCTACAGGCACAAGCTGCGCGTCCTGGGATGGCGGGTCGTCTTCTAGGTGCCGGCAAGGGCCTCATGGGTAAAGTGGGTGGCCTAGCCGGGAAAGCCGGTGGTCTGCTGGGCAGCGCTGCGACACTGGCAGGTGGTTTGTTGGGTGGTGGTGAAAACACTGCTCAGCCAGGCGCAGACATTAGCGAAGCAGAACGCGCACGGGCTTTAGGTGAGCGCGCCAAACCGACAGTCATCCAGCGCATCAAGCAAGTCCTCGCTCCGAAGGACCGGGCTTGGAACGACAAGAACGGCGATGGCGAGCGCGATGGTGGCGTCCAGTCCCAGAAGGAGAAACAGGAAGACCTGAAGGCCTCTCGTAACAAGGATGCCGCGCAGGCTGACCTGTCGATCCGCTACAAGAACGGCGGTGACCTCTTCGGGGACATCAAGCAGAAGCTGGGCGCGATCTTCGGCATGGTCACCAGTGGCCTGTCAGGGATGTTCGGCTTGGCAGGTAACTTGCTCGGGATGCTACCTGGCGCCGGCAAGCTTCTGGGTAAAGGTGTCGGACTAGCTAAGAACCTGCTAGGCGGCACCGCTAAGTTGGCTCAAGCAGGTCTGGGTCGTGTCCTTCCGGGTGCCCTTCGGATGGGCGCAGGAATGTATGCCCGTGCTTTGGGCTTCTCGCTGTTCACGGCACTACCTACAGTTGTCAGTGCCGGGGTCGGTCTGGCGGGCTCAGCCTTGGCTGGGATCGCTTCGGTGATCGCTTCTCCCGTGGTACTTGGTGCTGTGGGTTTGGCAGCGGCTGGTTACGGGCTTTGGTGGCTCTACAAGAAAGCCCGTCGTGACAGCGCCAACGACCTCGAGAAGATCCGTCTCCGTCAATATGGCTTTGCGTACAACAGCAACGTCCATCAGTACAACCACCACGTCTACGGCTTGGAAGCTTACCTCCAAGACGGACGCGTCGGCTACAACCGTGGCCAAGCTTACATCATCGAGCGGAAGTGCAAAGCTGAAGACATGGCCGAGCTCTTTGACATCGACAAGGATGACAAGGAAACCGCTGAGAAGTTCGCCTACTGGTACGACAAGCGCTTCAAACCCTTCTTCCTGACCCACTTGACGGCCCTGTACGCGGTCGATCCCAAGTGCGAACTGAAGGATGCGATCGACCTGGAGCCAGAGAAGAAGCTGAAGTACCTCCAAGCCTCCCTCTACTCTGATGGTCCGTATAACGTCGATGTCAGCCCGCTGAAGACGATGACGGAACTGTCGACTGACAAAGAAGCCGTCGTTAACGCCGTGAAGGGCTTCATCACCCGGATCCAGGATGAGCTGACCAAAAAGGGTAAGAAGGTCGAGCTTCCCAAGCGCGAACCCGGCACCGCTCAGGCACCCAGTGACAAGGATGCCAGAGAGAAGGCGCCTCCGATGGATGCGGCTCTCAAAGCCGCCCAGGAGAAGGACAGCAAGACAGGCGGTGTCGATGCCCTCAAGCAGACCTTGGTCGAGCGCGAGGACAACAAGCCTGCCGCTTCAGCCAACCCTCTGGACAAGACGGACAGTAAGGCACCCTCTGCGGTGCCGATGGCGGAAGGCTCACCCCTGAGTGGCTCGGGTGGCTCGAAGTACATCAAGCTGGGTCAAGGGGTCGACATCAATGGCCTTGACTCTCGCGTGCTCCAGTACTTCCTGGGGATGGCGGAAGAGTACGGCCAGATGACTGGCAACAGCATCCAGGTGAACTCCGGTCGTCGCAGTACAGAGAAACAGGCTGCACTGCATGCCGCCGATCCCAGAAAGGCTGCTCCACCGGGCCATTCGCTGCATGAGTTTGGCTTGGCGCTCGACATCGAGCCCGCTGACGCTGAGAAGCTGGAGAAGCTGGGTCTGATGAAGAAGTATGGCTTCACTCGCCCGGTTGGGGGTGAACCTTGGCACATCGAGCCGGCTGGGATCCAGAAGAATATCGCGCTGGCTAAGTCGGATGAGCGTCGTCGTGCTGAGATGGTCGACGCTTCGCTCTATCGTGGCGGTGGCGGCTATGGGACAGACCCGTCTGCGCCAAAGTACAAGCGCAATCAGGAACTGGCCCTCAAGCTGCTGGATCTCCCGCCGACACCAGCGGGTGCGGTCGCGGATCAGAAGAAGGACATCTTGACGCCAGGCCAAGTCCTACAAGGGAAGGACAATACGAAGGTGGCTGTCTCGACCCCGACAGGGGCAGCGACATCCACGTCTCCGTCCTCCAGTAGCGGCGGGAAGGCTGCGAATGACTCGAGCTTTGCGAAGTCAAGCAGTGGCTCAAACACCAACGCACTTCCGAGCGCACCGGAGTCTGAAGGCAAGCCGAGCAGTGGCGGCGGCATGTCCATGACGATGACGGAAGGGGGTAAGGGCGGTGACATCAAGGCCATCATCACGGAAGGCGCCAAGAAGGTCGGCGTCGATCCCAGTCTGATGGTGGCGTTTGCAGCGCTGGAGTCGGAGCTGAATCCGAATGCGAAAGCACCCGGAGGCTCTGCAGCCGGTCTGTTCCAGTTTATGCCCGGTACGTGGGCAGAGCAGCTCTCCAAGCACGGCTCGAAGTATGGGCTAGATAAAGGCACCACACCGTTCGACCCTAAGGCGGCGACGCTGCTGGCGGGCGAGTACATCAAGTCTAATAGCAACGCGCTGCGTAGCGTGACCTCCAATCCTGGCCCTGTTGAGATGTACTTGGCCCACATGCTGGGCGCAGGCGGTGCCCAGCGGTTCCTGAAAGCAGATAAGAGCGAGATTGGCGCTGTTCTGTTCCAAGGTCCCGCTAAGAACAACCGCTCGATCTTCTACAGTCCCAGCGGTAAAGCGCTGACGATCGGTGAGATCTATGCGGGTCTTGAAAGTCGCATGACGGAGCGCGCAGGGCGCTACGGCGTCAATGTGTCGAAGTCCGGACTCGGCCTCAAGCCAGGTGGCGGTCAGACAGGCATCACGATGTCTCCGACTCCCTCGGCCAATGTTCCGGCTAAAGACAGCGGATCCAACCCTGACCTCTCATCGAGTGGTCCTAAGAAAGATACATCCAGCCGTACACCGACCACCGCGCGTGGCACGGGTGCTGCGTCGCCCTCTCCCAGTGCAGGGAAGGGCTTGGTCTTGCCTGAGATGGCGCCGGTGCGTCAAGAAGCCGGCCAGTCCTTCAGCGGACCTTCTCAGTCTGACTTGGCACCGATCCTGGACAAGTCTCTAGAGTATCAGAAGAGCATGGATGGTACGCTCAAAGAGATCCTGGAGAACGTCCGGACCGAGAAGGTCGCTCAGGTCCTCTCGGCCGCCTTGGCGACGATCATGAAGACTGCCAAGAAGGATGACGAACCGACCATGAAGGAGCAAGACAAACTCAACATGGGTCGCGTCTCTCAGGCACAGCCTGCGTCACTCGACCTCCGTCGTAAAACCGTGTAACACCAGAGCGGGTGGGCAGAAGCCCACCCGCTCTGTCATCAGGAGCTATCCATGGATCTTAAAGCACTGGCCAGCAAAGCTGCTCCTAAGCTGATGGAGAAAGCAGGGAAAACCCTCACGCCACAAAAGAGCGTCGCCAACGACGCTCAGCCCCTCGATCGGGACTGGATCAAGGTCTCCTTTATGGTGACCGATGACGACATCAACGACAAGACTGACATCGCCAACCGCTACTGGAGCTCTGCCAGCTCTAAGTTCACTGATGGTCGACTCGGATGCAATATCGGCATCAACCAACGCCCTCAGTGGACCCGCTACAGTGACATCCGCGTCAAAGGCCGTATGGCTGACCGGAACAAGGTCTCGATCTCCAACGTGAGCGGGAACTACGGGATGGGTCGTGGGTACAGCGAAGCGATCGACGATCCCTCTCAGCGGATCTACCTGCGCTTCGGGGTGCCGCAGTTCAACTCCTTGTCGACTTTCCTGATGCGAGCGTTTGACCGGGAACAGACGATCATGGCCCGGACTGGCCAGGCGCCGTCTGTCTGGTACAAGCTGGCTAAGACGGTCGGAACCGCTATCATTGCTGCGAATGCCCCGATGCTCTTCTTGGGTGTCGCCGCAGGCAAAGCGATCGGCTGGCTGATGGGGCGCCCCACCAGCAAGTTCTTCACCCTGAAGCCCACGATGCACCTGTACTGGTCCACGGTCAACACTCTGGTCAACAACCACGCAGTGAACGTCGGGATCTTCAAGAAGATCCTGAGCGACGAGCAGAAGCAACGGACCGGTGAGCCCTACATGCTGGACAAAGACCAGATCGAGTCAATCACCAGCCTGATGCCGGACATCTTCAACGGCGTCGGGTACTTTGACATCTATGCCCTGGCTAACAAGGCTCAGCGGTTGGCTAACCAGATGTTCGCAGAAGACTTCGAACGGCTGGACAAAGGCGATGCCTCGAACTTTGTCGGCTACCTGAAGAAGGACAACACAGGTGAAGGGATGGGTGGGTCTTACATCTCCACCAAGAATGGTACTCCAACCTTGGCAGCGTTCTTGAACAACATGCTGACCTGGGGAGACTACTATACCGCACCGGAAGGCGACCAGACCCGGAACAATCTGGATCCGCGCGTCGATCCGGACGCCAAAGCCAAAGACGGCGAGAAACCACCCGGTGAGCGGAAGGAAGGGGGCTACATCGAGAACTTCAAGAAGTACGCAGACGCAGAGTGGCAGGACGGCTCCCAGTTTGCGGTCTTCCGGGTGGATCACACGGGTTCAGTGAGTGAAGCCTTCGGGAACAGCACGGCCGAGTCGGAGCTAGCCCAGAAGCTGAACGGCATCTCTTCTCAGTTCCGTGAAGCGCGCTTCTCCTTGGCAGATGGCAACATCTTCGGCGACATCCAAAAGTCCATCGTCGATACGGTCACTAACATCGGTCTGGGGCTGGCAGATGGCGTCACCATGGGCTTTGCAGGCTTGATCCCAGGCTTGGGTGGCTCAGGGTACATCGACGTCCCCAAGCACTGGCAGTCTTCTTCGGTGAACCTGCCTCGGGGCTCGTACACGATGCAGCTCATCAGTCCGTACAACAACCCGATCTCGCAGATGATCAACATCTGGATCCCGTTCTTCATGCTGTTGGCAGGCGCAGTACCGCGCTCCACCGGGAAGCAGTCCTACACGCACCCCTTCTACTGCCAAATCTACGACAAGGGCCGGCTTCAGTCTCGCCTGGCCATGATCGAGTCACTGAGCATCCAGCGGGGTACCTCCAACCTGGCCTTTGACCTCACTGGGAAGTGCTTGGCCATCGATGTCTCCATCACAGTCGTGGATCTGTCAACGATCATGCACATGCCGATGTCGTCGGGTGCACTGACGGAGACAGACATGACCATGGACGAGGACAACGTGGCGGCGGACTACCTGAACGTCTTGGCAGGGATGGACCTGTACTCCCAGATCTATCCCATCCCTAAGGCGCAACTGAAGCTGACGAAGGACCTGGTCAAGCTGAAAGAGAAAGCCACGTCGCCTGCTTATCATGCAGCGCTGCTGAAGAACTCGATGGAAGATGGTTTCATCAACTCCATCACCCTTGGAGCATCCGGGGCGCTAAGTAACGCGGTGGGCGCGACGAAACGCGGCAACGCGGTCTCTGAAGGTAACGCTCGTTAAGTACACAGAGAGGGAGGGGCGTGAGCCCCTCCCTCTCTGTGGTGCGTTATGTCCAGTCTGAGATACCTGCGATGTCTTTCGCCCAGCTCATGCCGTGGTTCGGCGTTTCGAAGTTGTCGGCATTGTCCCCTGTTTCCCAAGACATATTGGTCCGATACCCTCCCTTCAGGAAGGTATCGTCGTCGTCGGGCGCTTCGTCCAGGTCGGCCAGGGCAAAGGACCGATTGGTCAAGTCGATGTTGAAGCTGTCATCTAGGTCCGATGACCACTGGGTGCAGGACTTCAAAGAAAGCGCGCCATCGTAGTCACTGGAGGCCCAGTCGGCATCCACCAGTTCAGCTGCACCCGTGATCCGTTCCCCCATGTCTCCGAAGCTGGTCTCCTTCAACCAGCTGGGCGATGTGTAGTTCCCCAAGAAGTCCGAGACAGAGGACGGTGAGAGCGCCAAGGTATTTAGACCGACTGCCGATTTGGCGACATCCATAAAGCCTGTGGCATTTCCACCGACCCCTAGAGATGACAGCAAGGATCCGGCGGCTTTACTCGCCACATCGCCCGGCAGTCCCTTGGAGAGCGCACCAAAGACACCACACATCCCCAACCCGTAGCCATAGCCGGACAACGCCATCAGTGCCTTCAGGGCGCTGTTGTAGTCCTTGAAGGCTGCGTTGTACTCACCACCCGTGAGCTTGTTCAGGATGTCGTTGTAGCCGGCTGCATTACAGCCGTTCCCAGTGGCGCCGCCTTTTCCCATGCTGACATTGCCATTGCCGCAGTTCATGGAGGTGTCGTAAGGCTTCCCGGGCAACCCCTTCCCGAGACCATTATTGGAGCAGCGATCCAGGATCGACTTCAGTCCTTTGGAGACACCGGGGCTGCTCATCCCCAGTGAGCCGAGCACATCGTCCAGCGCTTTGCTTGGCAGTGCCTTCAGGTCATTGATTTGACCCTTGATGTCCTTGGCGAGGCGACTGACCGCTTTGAGCGGATCCGTATCGATCGAAGCCAGCAGATCTTGGCCAGATTGGGTCAGGTTGCCGACCAGACTGGTCAGACCATCCTGGGCTTCCTTGAGAACTTTGGCAGGGTCATTGAAGACCGCACTGTCCATGCCTTTGGTGAAGGAGGCCACCGCAACGTTGGTCTCCTGGCTCATGAGCGAAAAACGCTGTGCTGCGATAGCCATCGTGGCCTCCTAGTCATTAGTCACTCGATGTCGGCAACGAGCAGCCGGAACAGATGCTCGCGCAATGAGCTTCGCTGAAGCAAGGTCAGTATGAGCGGAAGCAAAAAAGAAAGCACAGGACCAGGGAGGGGCCGAAGCCCCTCCCTGTGCTTAGACTGCCGAGACTTGCTCGATGAGGGCGACCTCTTCAGGTTGCGTCAGGCCTTGCTCCGGCACCGTCAGGGTCAGAGGCTTCTCCCCCTTGTCGATGTCCTTGGCTTTGCTGCTATCGTAAGGCAGCGGGACTGGGGTGCCCGGAGTCAGTGCAGCGCGGATCCGGTCCTTCAGGGCTTCCGGCGTCTCATGCGGCATGATCTGCTTCAGCGCGTCCACGTAGACTTCGCTGATGTCCTTGATCTTCCGGTCGCAGAAGCTGCTGAGATCGAGCTCACGGCCTTCCTTGAGGGCCTTTCGGATCTCCTCATAACCCCGTGCCATCCAGATGCCGTAGTCCGGACGGACCCGCATCACCGAACCCGTATAGTACAAGTCAAACGGCAACTCCGAGGCCAGCAGCATGTTCTCGATGTCTTTCGACTGCTTGACCCGGACCCAAGCCGAATGGACGATCAGCGCCTTGAAGTGACGCGGCATGGTCGGAGAGACGCCGCCACAATGGAACCGGGCGAAGTCCTTCATCTCCTTCCCACGCATCCCGCGGAGCTTGTCCGACGGTTCCTTGGCGCGAAGGAAGAACCACAGGCTGTTCAGAGAACGGAACTGGCCCAGCACCGGGTGCTCGAACTGCCGCGAGAAGTCCAGATCCAGCAGCTGCCCCAGTTTAAGGCTGCTTTCGTGCGCGATGTTGATGTGGTCTTCGCCTTCTTTCTTCCAGAAGGAGGGGTTGGCTGGGAGATCCTTGGACGTGATCCGGGGGCGCAGGGCTTGAAGCTGTTCTCGATGGTTCTTCTTGGGGGAGTTCATGCTTCTTCCTTTTGAAAGAGGGTGAAGGCCAGGGTGAGGGCACCCGTGCTGTACGCCTGGTAGAGAGCAACCAGCCAGGCGTTGTCGTGGAGGGAGTTGTTAAGGGAGTCCTGGGGAAGACTCAGTGCCCCCAGCATTGTCTCCGGGAGCAAGCTGGCTTTCTCATCATAGACGGAGCGGCTACGCAGGATACTGTCGATCGCAGGCTTCAGCCAGTCACTGTACCAGTCGCTAACTTCATGGGCTGCATGAAGGATCACCATGGTGCGCTCATACAGCGACAACACAAAGTGCCGGATCGAGAGATTGGTGGCCACCTGCATCACGATCGACTCCAGTGACGGTTTGGTGAAGAACTGGTACAGGCCGTTCGCCTTGAGCAGCTCGAAGAACTGACCGACCTGGATCTTGTCGTCATTGGACAGATCGTCCAGGGTCAAAGCCACCGCTTCGGCCAGCACATCACGGAGGGGGTTTTCGATGAAGCTATCGACGTCGTGCATTACTCGGGGTCCTTGGTGGTGTCATTCTCGTGGTCGACTTCGCCGACGACGACGGTGGTAGTGTGTTCGGTGACGTTGCCGTTCTCGTGGTACAGGGTCAGCTTGATGTCAAACTTCCAGATGGCTAGGAAGGCCAGACCCTTGAAGAACGTCTTCCACGTCATAGCTTCCTTCAGCAGATCTTTGCTGAGAGAAGCCCGTGCTGAGGCTTTCTCCTTCCGGTTGGGCTGGAGATGCGCCTTCTTGATGTAACGTTCCATCAGCGCTTCATAGCGGTTCTCGTCGATGCCCAGCTGATGGATGATGATGCGATAGAGCCGCGCCAAGATGCCGTTGATGTCACCGGTGCGGATCGCTTGCCGTAGTGGCAGAGTCTTACGTTTGCGTTGAAGCATGAGGTCCCTCGCTATGAGGTCAAGTGTGTCTCGCTCAGGCTGATCAGGTTGTTGATCACTGGGAGAATGCGGTACAGATTCGCTTGCAGAAGTCCGGACTGGTTGGGTTCTTGGTTCCTCCGTTCGTAGAGTAAGAGTAGCTCACTGGCGGCTTGGACGAAGACACTGGCGTCTTCATCGACTTGCACATAGCATCCGTCACTGGACAGAAAGAAGTCATGGATCCGGATCGACTCCAACGTCATCGTCGGGGGACGGAACAGCTGGTCTTGTTCCAAGGCCGTGATCGCTTGTGTGATCAAGGTCAGGTAGCGGTCCAGAGTGGGCTGGATGACTTCAATCCGGCGAATGTCCTGGTAGACGCCGGCATCCATCGGCAACATCTGTTCCAGCGCGGTGACAGCTTCCTGATACGGTGACGGCGTGCTGGGCTCAGCCCGCCAGACGTTCTGTAAGCGCTCGATGAGACGCTTCAGCATGTGACCTCCTTGCGGTGGTGGTTACAGTTAACATGTTCATGACCCTACCGTCACTCAAAGCAGGAAGCCTATCATGACCCAACCTACCCCTGAAGTCGAGCTCCTCCCCGCCGACACCGACCACGGCCTCTTCAGTCAGGATGATGCGGACACGCTGCGCGGCATCAAACGCCTTCGCCAGACCTTGATCAACGAGCTGGCCAAAGACAACAAGCTCCCGCAAGAGAAGAGCGACCGCATCCTGCTCTCTCAGCTGCTGAATGACCAAGAATCTGCTGTCATTGCCAAGACGCGCCTGAAGGTGGCCGCCAAGTCCAACGAAGCCGTCACCAACCTGACCGGTCTGATCGGTCAAGCCTTGGCGAAGCACAAGGTCGAGATCAAGCCCCGCACTGACATGAGTACGGTGCAGTTGCCAGCCGAGATCGAACTGACCAACGTCGTGCCGGGCGAGATGGACATCGGCAACCTCCCCTTGAAGCTGCAAGACCTGAAGGATCACTGATCACGACTAGCAGAGGTGGGCATGGGCCCACCTCTGCTAGCTGGTTGTGTCCTGTCGCATCCGTGCTTGAAGCTTAGCAAGATCCACACTGAAGTGACGGATCGGGAGGAGTACGATCTGGACGAAGGGGCTGAAGTGCGTCTCAATCGCAGAGAACGCGTCGACCCCATAGAGCTGACGAACGGCTTCTTTGGACTTGATCAACTGCGGTCCATAGAGGCGTACTTGCGGACACTGGGTTTTGTGCCAGTTTCCATTGGCGGCATGTTCTTCCAGCCACTCCCAGTAACTGTACATGATCAGCTGCACAAACTGCGCCTTGACGTACTGCGGAGTCAAGTCCGCATAGGACAAAGAGACCAGCTCGATGTCCAGCAGGCCCTTGGTGACGGCCCGGACGCCAACGATGATACTATTGGCTTGTTCCTCCGTCAAGATGTAGGGGTGGGCATTGATGACGATCCGAGGCTGCCGCCGGAAGGGGGAGTTTACAACTGCCTGGAGCGTCCGATGGCCAAACTCATGGAGCAATCGAACCACCGGTGTCACCTTGGCATCCACCAACCAACCGGCGTCTCGGGCCGCATACGTCGTATTGAACGCCTTGACATCCACCTCAGCGAACTCATCCGTCACCCGCTCCAGGTAGTCGTCCCGGAAGGCGGCCTCTAGCGCCGCCTCACCCATCCGACCCAGCGCCACCAGGCGCATGTCGAACAGGCTATCCAGGTCGATGTAGATTGAGGCGGCTTCAAACCCTTCCGCCATCAGAGCGTACTCCGGAGCATCGCTGAAGTCAGGAAGGTCTTCAGCGTCGCCGTGGACTCCACGCCACTGGCAAAGTGCTTGAGGGTCTCCTGGTTCGCGCGTCCCGTCCGCATCAGCGAAGCGTTCAGTGCAGCATTCCCTCGAGCATCGCCCCCACGGTACTTCATCAACTCTACCATGGTCTTCTCCAACCCCATGGCTGCACAGACTCGCAGCTCAGGGTAGGAGATGGCGGCCCCCTTGGAGTCCCCCGTCGGTTGACCGGTCAGCGGGTTCACGACCCGCTGGGTCTTCGGAATGGACTTCTTCTTGTCCAGCCGCTGCGATGCCAGTCGGAACGGCAGCTTGACGACCAAGTACGGGATCGGTGTCAGGTAGGTCGGGGTATCCTCATCCCCTTCCATCCAGAGCCGGTGGTGGAAGGAGATGCCCAACTCGTCTGCCAACGCGTAGTTCCGCTCCAGGTTGAGGTTGGTCTTCCCGAAGTTCGGCGCTGTCAGGGTCAGGTACTTCTTGCCTGAAGCCAAGTCTTGCATGTACTGGTCAAAGGCTGGGTTACTCAAGCCTTCCAGGTAGGTCTTGTAGCGTGCGGTATCGCTGTTACCTGGAAGCAGCTTCTCCAGCTGCTCCAGGATGAACGCCGTCGCTGCTTGGCGGTTCTTGGCCATGTTAGACCTGGACCGGCAGGTTGTAGTCTACGAAGGCCGGCAGCACCGTCTTCTCGAAGACCTGGAGCCATTCATCCGGCTGCACTTCATACATCAGCGAGTAGCGCTGCAGGACCGTGTCCTGGTCCGCCGCCATCAGCTGCGTCGAGAAGTAGCGGTTCATCAGGTACTGCTGGGCATGGGCCGGCTTGTCCTTGGCCTCCATCACAAAGCGGTTGGTGTCAAAGCCTTCGTGCAGCTTGTCTTTCAGGCCATGGTCACTCAGACGCTGGCGGACCACCTGGACCAAGTCCAGCTCACCTTCCAGTTTTTTACTGTTATAGAACTCAATCGGCGCGTTCATCAGTTCATTGACGCGCGCCAGCGCCTCTTCCGGCGACAGCGGGGCTTTCTTATCCAGCATGGACTTGCTCCTTCAGTTTCTGATAATGGGACTTGACCGTCTTGCAGTCGGCTTCCAGCCAATGTTCATTTTATTTTTTTATAGTGTAACCTGAAAATTGAGCTGACGAACTAGCTACTCTCCCTCCAGTTGTCCCTGGACCTAAGCCTAGTTTTCTATCAGCATCTGGAAACGAAGCATACTCGACTCCATTGACTATAACTTTCCCCAAGCCCATGGTTTCTCTTCTTTTCAAAATAGTCTCTGGACTTTGTTTCTTCCCCGTTCTGGCTTCACTCATTTTTTTCCTAGACTCTAATGAGTGAACTCTTTCACGATTAGCTTTACTGACAGCAGCACCCACTTGCGGAGGCCTTTTTTGACCAGTCCATGGCGCCTTAGCATTTAGCGCCATGTTCAGGAGCTTTCCGGTTGGAAGCAGAGTATCTATCTCTGCTTGCTCCAAGCTTGTTCTGAGCTCACCGGTGCTTCCTTTGGTCTCTGTGAACTCTAAATTAAATTCCTGGGAGGAATTAAAGCAATCTTGAAGATTTCTGTTTTTGTGGTTTCCTGAAAGTAAATCCGTCGCATGGTTATGCACTCTCTCGTATAAATCCGAGGTACTTCCAACGTACACTTTACCGGATTCCTTATGTATGAGTTTGTAAACCCCTTGTTGTATGTTGGTGCATTTCAAAGAGTTTTCAGGAACGAGAATGTCAATTCTCCTGCGAACAATTCCGGGCAACTTAGACATTTATTTTCCCTTTTTATCTCGATACTCCGGTTTAACTGTTCTATTATCTTCGCATAGCCAATACGGCCTGTACTGGCCCTTGGCGATGCGGCAGAGGTCATAGGTACTGAGTGGGTAACCAGGATGCTTTTCGTCATCGAGCGTATGCCACGACCGCGTATGGGTCAGTAGCCAGTCCCAGTCATAGCCCTTCTCAGTCAAGGCTTTGTACAGTTCTTCCGGAGAGACCAGCTCCGGTTTCATGGCGCGATGGAACTCTTCGAGCTGGGCCAGCTGAGACGTGATCTCAAGCGCACGGCGCAGCTTCGGGTCTTGGTTGATCTTGGACCGCACCTTGGTTCGAGACAAGGACACGTCCGGATACAGCACCAGGCTGTAGTTGGTGTTGTTCCCCTGCATACCGTACTGACCGATCCGGCGCAGGTAGTGGAACTCCGACAACGAGGCCAGTACACCTTCCTTCTGGGACACGATCAGCTCGATGTTAAAGCCCGAGCCGCCGTTCTTACCTCGCAGCTGCTTCAGGGTCACGATGTTCATGTCGAGGTCGCCGGCCACCTGATCACTCGAGTCAAGCGGGTATTCCGGAGACTTGGTCTCCTTGTTCAGGAAGGGCCGTGCGCCCGTGACCAACCAGCAGTTGTGTAGCAGGTAGAAGAAGTTGTTAGTCACACCCTTGATAACTTCCCCGCCACTCATGTGCTGCAACTGCTTACGCGGCGGCGGAGTGCCCGGACCTGACGGCATGACGATCTCTTTGCCGATGTGAGCCGTGAAGCAGAAGAAGTTGAAGCCTTGTGCCGCCACCTGGGGCATCTCCAGTAGCATCTTGGACTTGGCCAAGCCTTGGCGCATGAAGATGGTGTTGCCGGCACTGTCCGACAGCTCCGTGGTCTCCATGGTCTTCTCGACATCTGCGGTGATGAACTGCGACAAGGAGTCGACGTCGTTGAAGGTCGGGGTCAGTACCTTCATTGGCGAGACATGGTCACGATCCAGGAAGGCCGTGTCGTACAGCTTGGGTTTCTTCTCGGTGGCTTTGTCTTTGAGGTACTTCTTGACCTCCATCCAGTACTCGTTCCCGGAGTAGACGGCTTTGTTGGTCAGCTGCCACATGCCCTCGTCTTGGATGTCCTTGCCCTTGAAGGCCTCGAAGCTCCAGCTGAGGTTACGGTTGCGGTTTTCGTGCGTGTTGATCTCGGTGTCATAGCTGCTGTAGTACAGGCCGTTGACCGTCCCGTACATGCGCGACAGGGCTGACAGGATCATGTACCGCATGATGGTCGTCTTGAAGCTGTTGCCAGGACCAACGATACCAGTAATGAAAGACAGACCCGCCAGCAAGACCCGTTGGTCGTGCGTGCCGACCAGGTATTCCCCGGTCGGGATGTCCATCAGCGCCCCCGTCGGAATGGAGTACATGACCGGTGCGGGTTGGCGGAGGGAAGGACGTTCCATGAGCAGCTCCATGTGTAGTGGTGAATGGGGTCTCGGCCCCTTGGACATAGTATGACACCCCGACGAGTCTTTTTGCAGGACTCGTTTTCTCCCCTATTCTCTTTGTAAGGACACCGCGTATGCTACTCGCTCAAGAAGCCGTGGACGTCGATAACGCCGAGTACCTGCGGCGCCGTCTGGCCGTCGAATCCATCAGTACCGCCGATGTCATCGGCCTCTTCCGCCAACTCCTGCCGAAGTCCAGTGACGTGATCCGTGCGTACTTGCCGGCGCTGTCGGATCTCGAGTCGCGGGAACACAGCACCAAAAAGCTCGACACCAAGGTCTACCGGGACGTGGTCAAGAAGGTCGAGGGGATCAGCTACGTGGCCTTTGCGGACACCCTGGTGGTGGTACCAGAAGGTTTCCACGGGCTGTTCACGCCGTATCTGGAGACCTTGCTGGTCCAAAACAAGACACTGGATGCCTTTGTCCTGGAGACCCTGAAGGACTACAACCTGCAGCTGGCGATGTTCCTGTCCAATGCCGACTACCGCCAGTCCCTCAAGTCACACCAAGCCAACATCGACAAAGTGCGCAAGACTCGTGCCGTCTATGAGAAGGCGCTGAGTACCTACTTCGACAAGCAACACACCAGCCTGTCCCGTCGTCGCCTGGGTGATGTGATCAACCGCTTCGCTGATCTCCAGCGCCTCTTTGAGAAGGCTGAGGAGCTGGAGGGCGTCCGACAGCATCGCAGCTACCACGAAACCATCGAGCACGTCAAAAAGGCCTCGGACATGCTGGTCCTGATCCGTCAGCGTCTGGACCAAGACGACATCTCCAAGGTGTCGGGCGTAGTGGCCAAGGATCTGAGCGATGGCGCCTACGAAGTGGCTAAGTTGGTCGAAGTGCTGTCGGTTTACGGGTACCACACGGAGACTGCGCTGGCCGCGGTCAACCACCTGGCTGAGCAGCTGAAGACTCTGTTCTGATACACACACAGAGGGAGAGGGGCTTCTGCCCCTCTCCCTCTGTGGCATCACTCTAGCAAGATCACTTTGACGAACTTCACGGGACCGAAGATCCGGACAATCAGTGTCCTCACCTCTGGCCAGGGCAGCCCGCCCAGTCCGCAGCCGATCCTCGGCATGGCGATCGACTGGATGTGTTCTCTGCGTGCCCAGCGGAGCAGTGCGATCAATCCCCGATGGACCCAGAAGAGTTGACTGGGGTCCTTCCAGTGGATCTTGGTCGGAAGGTTGACGATGTAGCAGCGAGGCTCGACCCGGATCTGCGTGACGAGGATCTGGCCGATCTTGAGCTTCCCCTTGCCACAGACGGCGTTATACAGTTCAAAGTTCGCTGGATAGGCGTCCTTGAACTGCTTGGCTAAGCCGGCACCTGAGACGCCGATACAGTTGACCGGGTTGACGAGGGCTTCTGCTTCGACTTCAAAGATGGATCCAGACCGAGACTCGATCATGCTGCGGTCCGCCGTAAGGAGATCAGGAGATCATGGATGTCGCTGGCCATCAGCTGGACACTGCCATACTTCAGCCAGAACGGGGAGTTTTTGGCAAAGAAGATGGCCGTCTTCCAACAGTCGATGTCTGCCAACGCCTGAGGTTCCAGCTCAGAGAGCCGTACCGTGTCGTGCTCTAGGAAGACCTGTTCTTCCTTGACGTCCTCCCAGATCTTACCACCGATGTAGACTGGGAAGAGCAGCCCACTGTCACTGTGGGCCAGGCTCAGATCCTGGTTGAGTCGCGTCACCAGCTTGAGATCCGGGTGTTTGGTCTTGAGGAGTAGACCCGCGGCACTACAGACGTAGAGCATCCGTTTAGCCTTCCTGGGTAAGACCTCAGAGAGGTTACGCAGGAGGTAGCGAGTGAAGAAGTTACCTTTGAGCGATCGGTCAAGGCTAGACGTCATAGAGTACCTCCGGTAAGGAAGCGCTGGTTGGCAAAAGCGTTCGACCAGATCCCGATCGCATCGGTGGTCTTGATGAGTGTGGCGTAACGGACCAGCTGGCTGGACTCCATCCAGGTGACGACCTTGATCGAAGGCGCCAGCTCTTCCAGGTTCTTGAAGGTGTTGCGGCCCGGGATGTCGTCCGTGAACAACAGATGGAGCTCAACAGAGGTATCTCCCACAGGCAAGGTCACTGAGGTCTTCTTAACCCCGACTCCGTAGTCTTTCTTGAGCGTCCAGGTCGGCACCACGGTCTTACCTTGCTTCTTCTCGCCCAGCTCGTAGAAGTGCTCTGTGATGTCATGCAGCTGGTAGTTTACCGGTTTGGCGGAGAGCGATGACAGCTGGTCAGGATCTACCTCAAACGCCGACAGCAGCTCTTCCAGGTGGTTCATGACCTCGATGGCTCTCAGAGGCAGCTCATCCTTACGCGCCACGAAGGTCATCGGCTTCTGATCCAGGAAGTTGATGTAGTCCGATGTGGCGTAGAGGGCGTCTTCACCGTGCTCGACCAACCATGGGTTGACATCCGCTGAGCGCAGCCGATCCACCTTGGCATACATCACGCGGTTACTCTCAAAGCGCCGGCTGGCTTGCACCTGCTTGCTGATCACGGTTTCCATGACGGGATCGGGCGCTTGGAGGCGAACCACTGAGAACGCGGCTTCCGGGGTGCGTTTCCCCAGAATGAACTCCGTGCCGGACCAGCTGGTCTGGAAGTAGGTCCCGGGCTCGTTGAAGCTGGGGTCCGTGTTGAAGTAGATCCGCTTGAAAGACAGGAAAGGATGGAGCTGGACGTTGACCTTGTGGTAACCTTGAGGACTGGACCGCTTACTGTACGGCGTCGGATCGCCTCGAGTCGAGACGTTGGTGGCGATTCCAGCCAGGTAGTCGGCCTTCACGTTCCCGTAGTCGTCGTTGTGGCCTTTGATCCAGCGGTTACTGGTGGTAGCCCGTGCTTCAAACGCCGATAGGTGGTGGTTCAGCTTTCGCCAGTGCTCTTGGTTGCTGACGGGCTTCCCAGTCGAGGTGATCCAGTTGTTCCTGATCCAGCCAGCCAGCCAGCCGTTCAGGCCATCCAACACGTAGCGGCTGTCCGCGACCAGGTGGAAGTGACTGGCTTTCTCCATCAGCTCAGGATGGTGCTCAAAGACCACCGAGACCGCATTGATCTCGGCGACGTTGTTTGTCCCTTCGAAGAGCGAAGGTGCGTAGCTGTCGAAGTACTCGACCACTATCACCGGTTTGGCCTGATGGCGCTCTACGTCACCCGGAAGCAGATAGCCTTTGTCCGTGGCGACGAAAGCGAGGACCTTGGTTGGCTTCTGATCGTCTGTCGGGACCGCGTAGAGGTAGCCATGCACCCCGGCCCCATGGAACCCCGGGTTGGGTCGGGCCGAGCCGTCGGTATAGGCCACCACGCCATGGGTTATCGACGCCGCCTCGCTGGCTTGAATGTCGTTCTTATCTGTCATCGTAATAGGACCTGGGTAAGGTAAGCATTGGATGCTTAGCCTTGGAGGTTTTTCTCAGTAGCCGGCAAGTACACGAAGCCCATGGCGATCTGGTCCTCGGCTTGCATCTTGTCACAGCCGACCAGCTCTCGAACGGGCAGCCAGTCCTCGTCTTTCTTCCAGAGCCAGAGCCCCGTGGCACTGGGGTGCGGTCCCGCAGCGTAGCCCGGATCGACTTGAAGCAGCCGAAGTCCATTGGCCAATTCGTTGGGTAGCTGCCGCTCGACATACTCGTCCGTGACAAGGAGTGGATCCTTGGCTTGATAGCGGCTCAAGATGTCACAGGTCGCCATGTTACACAGCATCCCGTCCACATGGGCACAGCCATGCTTCTTATAGAAGCTGCAGTGCCGGACGGGGTCATGGATGGCTGGGAAGAAGAAGTCGTACAGTTTGCGGAGCCAGCTCATAGCAGTCCTTTCGTCGAGGCGGGTATCCAATGAGGTCGCCAGGTGAACGCCAGGCGGCTAGGTAGTTTGTCAAGGTCTTCCAGGTGCGTCTGGCAGCCTTTCTCCACCTGTTGCCGAAGGTGGATCAGTGACGTGGCCACCCCCAGGAAGCGATAGCCCAGCCACACGTTGCAGGTCAGGGACAGACAGACCAGGATGAGGACGATGAACTTCCGGGTGTTGAACTTCACGCTCTTGTAGTTGTACTCTTCCTTGTTGTCGAAGATCAGCTCCCTCAGCAGGTAGAAGACCAGTTTAGCAAAATGAATCATTCCAGAAACATTCCTTATAGAGGTAACGACGATGCAGTCCATCCAAGGGTTTGTGATCAAGAGCAGTCGCGTCAGCAATGAAGCTGGTGTGGTTGCTGAAAACTTCGAGTTGTCACCCTATGCGAAGACGTACAGTCGAGAAATCGGCTGGTATCAACATGAGAGCTACCCTGGGGACACCCTGAGTGTTTTCAAAGCCGTGAATACGGAAACGGGAGAGCCATACGTTCTCCCGGACGATCTGGTCAAAGAGATTCTTAGTGTAACGGAAACCGTGGTGGCTTACATGGCCGTCCACAGCTATCCGTACTTGGTTTCGGATTTGCACAGCACCGTGTCAGCGGCGTTCCAGGGCAAAATCGAGAGTTTCGCCATCGGCACGTTGAAAGCCGGATCGACTGAAACTATGCCGGATCGGCTGATGTGGACCAGTCTGAGTTTCCCCAACACCACCATCAAGATCTGGCTGAACAACGACGCCTTCGAAAACCAGTATAGTGATTACGAAATCATCACTGTTGCTCCATTCGATCAACTGGATGCCTTTTTTCGTCCTTATGGGACCGTCGTGTCGGACCTCAATGCGATGACGGTTCCGGCATTGATGGAACGGGTGATGAAGGTTCGTGCCGGAATCCCGGAGTCTACGATTCGGGTCTACGATTTTGAGTTCCACAACCCCAACAACCCTACTCAATCTTCGGTCAGCTACTGGGCCGTCATCGTTTACGGCAAAAACGGTGATAACGTCGACGCCATCAAAGACACGATCATCAAGACGATCCTGGAAAACAGCAGCCATCCTCAGGAAGAATGGGAAGTGATCTTTCCCGACATCTTTCTGCGGACCGAGTTCCTGTTGTGTCCGCGTTGGGATAAGATCGCGATCCCGAACTTGACGGCTCTGTCTTCGCTCTATAGTTCCGTGGTCGAGCCCCTCGAAGCGGTGGCGTTCGCTAAGCACGTCTGGGCCACCATTCCGGCGATCTGGATCGAGTCCAACCTCAGTGTCATTCCGTTTGATTACAAGGCCCTGATCGTAGAGATCCTTAATGGCCAGAAGAATGTCACCGGAAAGACGGACTGGAAAGTGCTGTTCCCGGACTATGTGCCGGTGTCGACTTCGTCGCTGGATTTCAACCGCATGTCGGAGAAAACACGCGAATGGCTTCTCGTCATCCAGGAGATGCTGGTGATCGCCGAAACCATGACGGAATACACCAGCGTCGCCAATCCGTATCGTCGCGTGATCCGGGACAATGTTCTCTACGTGGGAACCGTGGTCGATAACGTGAACTACCTGGTCGCGGCCCGCTCTAACCTCGCTTAAGGGAGACCACCTTGGACCATATCCTACCTGCCATCGGAAGCCGAGGCTATTACAGCCTGGCGGCGCCGTTTGACGCACTGGCAGCCAACAACGTCGAATACACCTGCCAGGCGATTCGGCGGATCAACGACTACCTGGCCAACAACGAGGACGTCAAGGCCACCGTCTACACGGCACAAGGTCTGGATGACGCCACCTATGAGCAAGACGCCCTGGAGAACGCCTACATCGTCTCCTTGCAGTCTCGCCAAGGTCATTGGCTGTACGTCCCGTATCGCTTTGTGTTGGCATACCCTTCGACCAACGGGGTCCAGTACCGGTCTGTGATGGTCGGGGTCTCCTTGCCACCGCTGCCGGCTACGCAGGATCTGACGGCGGTGCTGACGGACGTCAAGGCCATGATCGACGCAGGACTGGGCGTGAACTGTGCCGTACGGCTGGTGGAGACCTCGAAGGTCATGCTGATCCCGCACGATGTGCACATGCAGAAGAAGATCCAGCGCACCATGCTGTCGCAAGGTAAGGTGACGCTCTACTCTCAGAACGTGGCGCTTCGAGAAGAGAACGCAGCCCTTCAAGCCAAGCTGGCGCAGCTGGAAGCCTACATCAAGGACCACTACGTGACGCCATAATGGCCAGGACCCGGCTGCCGTGAGGCAGCCGGGTCCTGTGTCGCAGTCAGCCACCGTTACAGAAGCGATCCCGGTACGCCACCACCGCATTGACCATGTCGTCGCCGTACTCCGCACGCAAGGTCTCTAGGATCTCGTTCCGGTCACCCGGCTGGTCTAGTGCCAAGAAGATGGCGCGCTGCGCCACAAACCGAGGCGGGATCGAGTAGACTTTAGACTCCTTGGCGTAGGTGGTCCAGTCCGCGCGGTTCTGGTAGTATGCCATGGTGTCTTCGTTCCACCACAGCCGCGCATCGTCGTAGGGCCGGTAGCTTTTGGGTGCCGGGAGTGTCTCCACGCCCAGGATCGTACACAGCACGGTCTGGTACGGTGGACTCAGGAAGACCTTACGCGCCCCCCCAAAGTCCAGCTCGTAGTCACGGATGAGGAAGTAGTCCAGTGTGCCGCTGTCGATGATCTTCTTGGCCCGCTCATGCTGGTCATGGTCAAGCTGATAGACGATCCAGATGCTGGGCACGACGGCTTCTTCGCAAAGATGTAGGGTTTCAATGAAGTTCGACATGTTTGTTATACGCGAGGTGGGAGGGAAGCTTGATGTTGCTGTCGCAGAGCACGAGGATCTCGGCGGCGGAGAGGCTGGCGTAGCCGTCTTGGTAGTGACTGACCAGGAAGACTTGGCTGTAGTCTGTCGAATCGATGAGGTGATCAATCGCCTGGTACGCCATCTGCCGATGTGCCACATCAAAGCCGCGTGCAAACTCGTCCAGAAAGATCGGCGCATGGTGCAGTCCTAGGTACTTCATCGAGACCGCCACGAAGGCCAGATCGATGATCTCTTGTTGACCCGCAGAGGTCTTGAGGACATCCGGGGAGGGCCGGGGGTCGTTGTTGACCGAGACTTGGAAGCGGTAGTCCAGATCGACGCTGTCTTCCTCCATCTTGATCGGCAGCAGCTCCAGCGGATACAGCCAGATCTTGGCAATGAACGCGTTGAGCTGAGCCAGGAAGTGATTGATGAAGTTGGTCATCCCTTTGGCGATCAGGCCTTCTGTGGGGGAGAGAGCCTTCATGGCCAGCTTGAGGACCTTGTGCTGTCCTTCCAGATCGACGATCTGATCCTTGAGCCCCTGGACGACGCCCTTCTGGACATCGATCTGAGACAGCTGCCACTGCTGCTGAGACAAGGTCAGCTTGGTCTGTCGGATGATCTCATCCAAGGCCCCGATGCAGCGGTCTTCCAGCAGCTTGCGGTAGTCGGCGTCTCGAGACTGAAGGAGATCGACCATCCGGGAGCGCAAGGTGTGGATCGTCATCCAGGTGCTCAGCTGCTGTTTGAGGTTCTGGAGCTCGGTGCGGATCTGGCGGTCTTTCTCCTGGATCAGCAAGATCTTGGCTTGGAGTTGCTGGATCTGTTCTTCCAACTTGGCTTTGTCGAGCTGCTTGGTGTTCAGCATCAGCGCTTCCAGCTTGCGCTGTTCAGCCAGCTGTCGTTCGACTAGACTGAGCTTGACTTGATAGGTCAAGTCAGCCGAGAGGCTTTGGATGACATGCATCAAGGCAGACGGTTCCTCCTTGAAGCTGGGCTGGGCTTCCAGATAGCGCCAGACACTGCTCAGCTCACTATGGGTCCGTGTTAGGCGGTTCCAGCTGTCCATCAGTCCGAAGTAGGTGGAGCGGGCTTCTATCTCCTTGGCCAAGGTTTGAAGCTGCGTCACGACCTGTTCATGCTGCGCGATGGCGGCTTGATGCTGGCGTACCGCCTTCTGGTAGCAGTGGTCATCGTAGCCGGGTGTCCATTGGTGTTGGCACTTGGGGCAGTCGACATGTCCTTTGGCCTTATGGAGCTCCAGGGTCTGTTTCTCCTTGAAGGCGGCCTCTTCCAGTGCCCGGGTCCGCTGCTCTTCCAGCTCCAGGATGGGTTTTCGCTGAAGGAAGGCCTGGTACTCATCGCGGTTGTAGTCTAAGCGCTCACACTGAGAGAGTCGCGTAAATAGGTCCTCGATCGCAGGCTTTAGCGCAGCCAGCGTGGCTTCAGCGTTCTGGGGCTGCTCAAACCGGAACGGGAGCCGGATGTGATCTTGCAGCATCTGAGCGCTCTCTTCTAGCGAAGCGATCAGCGCTTGCGTGTCTTCCAGGGACGCTGAGGCACTTAGCGTGGCGGCCTCGTGGTCCTTCTGAGCTTTCTCAAGCTGCTCACACCAGAGTGATTGCTCGTGCAGCAGGGCTTGCTGGAGACTCTGAAGCGCTTGCTGCTCCTGGGAAGCTTCTCCAGGGCGCTTCAGGCCCGGTGTCTGCATGAAGCTGGTCACGACACTGTCCAACTGATCGATCGTCGCCAGCAGCGTCTGGTCGCGCTGAGAGAGGCTGCGATCTAAGGCATCTCCGTCTTGTAGGCGAGGTTTCCGATGATCTAGCATCACGTTCAGCATCTGGGACAGATGGTCAACAGAGGTTCTCAGCTCCGTCTCGGCTTGTTCCGTGAGGCACTTGGCCAGTTCGGTGGTCAGGCGAGACTGGTTCAGTTTGATGGCGCCTTGAAGATCCCGCACCTTGTCTTTCAGTCGCTGGAAGTACTTGATGGCGTAGGTGTAGTCGGTATCTCCGATCCGCATGAACCAATTCCGACGCTCTGCCACGGACATCAAGGAGAAGCGCTGTTCTCCAGTCAGGAGGCTGTGGATCTCGGGCGTGTAGTTGAAGTGTTGCTTGACCAGCTCCTTGTAAACCGTCACGGTGTAGCCTGGGTTCAGGTTCTCGCCATCCACAATGAACGGGTAGCGGTTGCCCTCGCTGTCGAAGAGCGACTGGAGCAAGTAATGCTTACCATGGGCTTCCAGCTCGATCTCCTTCCGACCCGGCTTCTCGTAATCGGTGTGCTGGGCCGGCAGCGGTGAGAGCTCCCGAAGCAGAGATGACTTACCAGAGCCGTTGGTGCCCAGGATGACTTGGGTCTTCTGCCCAGGACGATAGACGAAGTGGTTGATCTGACGGAGCCGGAAGCCCCGATAGCCGACGAGGGTAAGGCTAAGGATCTTCATGGTGGTAAGCGCAAGTGGTGTCATCGGATCTCTGGGCGAGACACAAAACTCCCTCGGTGTGAGGTGCGGGGTGACCGCACCTCACACCTTAAACAGGCAGCAGTTCAAGACGCTGGATGTTACCGTCAAGCCCATAGTGAACGACAAGGTCATCTCCGGTGTAAGGTAGACGGTTGAGCTGAGCCCAGATCTCGTTCTTACTGGGGCAGCGGACATACTCTTGCGTGTCTTTGTCTTTGATGAAGACGTCGAACTCCACGAACTGCTCGGACTGAACATCAAAGAAGCCCCGGGCGCGGTAGTACGGCGCCTTCATGGCACGGGACTGCTCGCTCCGAGTGCGGAGAAGGGGCGTCTGGACGACGACACCGGGCGCGACCACGTACTGACGGGGTCTATTCGGGTCAGGGATGAAGAAAAACACAACAGGCATACTGGATCCTTGTAGCATAAAGGTGGCTACCTGATAGGTTTTTTCCAGCAGCTTTAGGATCGAGTGAGTCACTATAAGGAGCCATCATGGCAGACGACCGTGTAGCAGGATTGAAGATCTACTCCCTTGGCATCGTAGTCCAGCCAAAGGTCAGAGGCAGCGACATCATCATGGTGTCCCCGATCGAGGCCCTCCCGATGGACAGCGGCCCCATCAAGGCGGACTCAAAGAACATCAAGGTCAGTCTCCCTGACCAGAAGGGTGTTGTCAAGAACACCGAGATCAAGGGTGGCTCGACGATCAAAGCCAAATGGATCCCATACGGAGACAGTAACCGTGAGAGTGCACCGGATGTTCAGCCCAGTGAAACGGTGCTGATCTTCTCGTACGCGGATACGCAAGACTTTTACTGGACCACGATCTTTCGGGAGCCGATGTTGCGGCGTCTGGAGACCGTGCGGCGGATGTATAGCAACCAGCCGAGCGGTCAGGTACCTTACGACGATGACACGGCCTACTGGACAGAGGTCAGTACCCACGACAAACGCATGCAGCTGCAGACCGCGATCAACGATGGCGAGAAAGCCCTGTACAACGTGGATGTCAATGGAGGCGAAGGCTTCTTCCTGGTGACGGATGACTTCAAGAACTACCTCCGCATCGACAGTCCCGACCTCCTGGTCCAGCTGGTGAACGGCGCCAAGACCTACATTCGAGAGGACCAAGAGAAGCTCTACACAGGCGCCAACGAGTTCATCTGTGAGACCGCTCCGGTCATCTACCTGAATACCCCGGCACTGATCGTGGGGGTCACAGGCTGCGGGGTGGATCCGGACGACGAGGAAGTCTATCACCACAGGCCCTTCCTCCACATCAGCCAGAAGCTGGAACATGCCCGGATCGGTAACGCCTATGAGGCGTACGCGCACTACGATGGCAAGGACATCAACAGCATCGCCAAGGACAACATCACAGAGACCTCGGTCAACAAGAAGACCGAAGCTGAGAAGGAGATCGTCCAGAGCACCGATAGCCACCGCACCAGCGCAGGCAGCGAGATCGTCCAAGATACTGCCAGTCATCGCACAACCGCCGGTACGGAGATCGTTCAGGACACGGCCAGCCATCGGACCACTGCAACAGACGAGATCGTTCAGGACACGGCCAGCCATCGGACCACTGCGACGGTTGAGATCATTCAGAACACCAAGAACATGGTGGCAGAGGTCGTCGAGAAGTACGAGATTAAGACGGATTGGCTGGAGGTGAATGATCAGACCCAGGTGGACGGTCCTGAGGACGAGTGGCCGCTGATCGACCTGAACGGACGGGTCAGGGTACGAGGCGGGTTGGACTTGGGTGGAGAGTCGGTGATGGCGATGATCACTCGGATCAAGGGTGAGATCATGGACGCGATTGGAGGCGTGATCCAGGACGCGATGACGCCGCTGGGTGACAAGATCACCGCGCTGGAGACCAAGGTGAAGGACCTGGAGGATCGGGTGACAGCGCTGGAGTAAATGGACACGCGGGATGGGGCTTAAGCCCCATCCCGCGTCCTTCTTAACTTTACTTAAGCAAAAACGTAAGCAGCTCCTTGATTTACATAGGTTCCTAACTTAGACTGGGTCCCAAAAATCAGTTTTTTGAGTCGCCTGTGAATGGAAATACCTGAGCACCAATCGCTACTTCCTCCGTCACTTGGGATAATGTCTGCCTTTTTTGACCAAATCGTGCCGGATCGTGTAAAAACATAGGCGGCGGTGATCGAGGAGCGGAAGAGCATCGAGGTCGTCAACAGCGAGGAGCAGCTCAAACTCAAGACCTGGTTCCACAAGGTACTCTTTGTGCTGGGGGTGCTGTTGTTCATCGGGGTCGTAGCAGGGACTCTAGTGGTCGGCGGCAGTGGCGTGTCTGTCACGGACATGCTAAAAGACCTACAGAAGATCGTTGAGCTGCTGCTATAGGGCATAGGACACAGAGGGAGAGGGGCTACTGCCCCTCCCTCCCTAGTGCAATGTGATGCTGTTAAGCAAAAACGTAGACTGCGCCTTGGTTGCCGTAAGTAATTTGTTTATTGAAAGCAGCAGCCATCATAATGTCACCATTTGCTGACAGTGCCACGCTGCAGCCGAAGTTATCGCCGCTGGCAGGATCACTGGCCAGCAGCTTCGCTTGCTGCGTCCACGTCGAACCCGAGCGCGTAAAGACGTAAGCAGCACCTTGGGTGGTATAGGTGCCGGCTTTTCCGAGG